GTGCTGATGTAGGACGTAAGCAACTACGTATTGAGCAGGACATGGATGCTGTGCTGAAGGGTGCATTCAACGATCTGCTTTTGCAAGCAGCTTAATCAACATGGGGGGCTTAGTCCCCTCTTTCTTTTCTTCAACAACATGAGGTATGGTATGGATAAAAACACCCCAACTAAACGGATGGATAAATTATTTGATGAGTATGAAAACGAATTGCTGACCAAGGCTCGTACAGAGAAAGCACTGGAAAGTACAGCGATGGCGCAGGTTTCAAAACTTATAGACTCAATTAAAAAGAAATTAAATAATGGAAAAAGATAAGGCAATTGGTATGTTCATGGGCTTGTACATTGGTGATGCATTGGGAGCGCCATTGGAATTCATGCGTCCTCATGAGTTTGATAAGGTGACAGACATGATAGGTGGTGGTGTTCATTCTGCTGAGGTGGGAGAGTGGACAGATGATGGTGCTATGGCAATGTGTATTGCAGATGCATACAAAGTGAAGGACAAGTTTGCACCTAATGAAATTGCACTCAACTTCAAGACATGGGCAAAGACAGGACACTTCGGTACAAGGGACTATCGGTTTGACATTGGACGCACTTGCTTTGAATCCATTGAGAGCATGACAACAGAGCAACCATATCAAGGCAGGACAGATAGCAGAGCTAGTGGCAATGGTTCCATCATGCGTATTGCTCCTGTTGTATTAGCCAATCACAACAGACCTAACACTGGTCTTGGCGAAGCCATTGCTGTATCTCTTATGACACATGGCAACGCTGACACTGTGCATTACATAGCAGCTTTTGTAGCTGAGTTGTATGCTGGTAAGCAGCTTGATGAGTTTACTCATCTGATAGATGCTGAGTATGACATTCGTAAAGGCAAAGGCTCCATCATGTATGCATACAATGCAGCATGGGAATCTGTTGATTTAACATTTAGCTTTCAAGATGCACTGATCTTGGCAGTTAACAAGGGCTATGACGCTGACACTGTAGGTGCAGTGACAGGCATGCTAGCTGGTAGACACTATGGATATAGTGCCATACCAAAGCGTTGGACTAACAAGCTGATGAAGCATGATGAGTTGTTGCAGATGGCAGAAACACTTTATGAAATGGGTGAGCAATGAACTTCAAAGACGATAAAGGTATGGAGTGGAAGCCATTTGTTGCAGGGTATGTAACTGATGAAGGGCTTCGTACTTGCATTGTCTATGCCATATCAGCAGAACATGCTGAGCTTGTCATAGAAGACTTACGAAGGACAGCAAGGCTTGTTGGTTACGTTGGAGAGAAAGAAGAATGAGTATGCCTCGCTATGTAATGCGCTTTAAGGTGGCAGGCAAGACCAAGTGGAGGTACAACCCGCCACAAGATGCCATTGATGCTGGTGTTGTCAAGCGCACTGAGCTTGGTAGCACCTATCAAACAGCCTATGCTATGGCTGAAGAGCAGAACAAAATCTTAGATGATTGGAGACAAGAGCGAAAGCATTTGAAAAACCTATCCACAAATGCGAAGCTTAGTGAAGTGATCAAGAGTTATGAAAACAGCCTGAGCTTTGCTAAGCTTGCTCCTCAAACAAGACAAGACTATCTTTATTATCTAAAGATGTGGTATCAAAGCAGGATGGGTGGTGTTCCATTGCTATGGGCTAAGCTTGAAGACATCAAGACACCCATGTGTCAGCGTGTCTATGAAGAACATGCTACCAACAGTGTTAGCTTGGCTAACCATAGCTTAGCTGTCTATCGTTTGTTGTTTAACTATGCCATAAGGCAGGGCTACACCAACTACAATCCATTCAGCAAGGTGCAGAGAAGGATTGAGAAGGCACGTAAAATTGTTTGGACAAGGGAAGATGTCAAAGCATTCCTTGATGTGGCTTACAGCCATTTTAAATGGCGTAATGTAGGACTCATTGTGCAGATGGCATACGAATGGGGACAGCGTATGGGAGACATGCGTATGTTGAAGTGGGTAGATTACAACATGGAGACAGGTGTTCTAACCCTTGAGCAGAGCAAGCGTAGAGCACGTATCACTTTGCCTACATCTGAAGGGTTGCAAGCAATGCTTAAGCAACAACATGAAGAGTATGGATGGCAACAATATGTTGCACCAAGTAATATGTCAGATAGAAATGGTGGGCTAGTGCCTTACTCAATAGAAAACTTATCAAGAGTTGGTGATGTAATAAAAACTGAAGCAAATATATCTGCGGATATAAGGCTTATGGATCTACGTAGGACAGCAGTGACTGAGATGATTGAGGCAGAAGTACCCCTGCCTAACATCATGGCTATGACGGGGCATGCCACACCCCAAAGTGTTGCACCATACTTGAAGCATACGCTGAAGGGTGCTACAGTGGCAGCAAGGATGAGAGGATTTGTATGATTGAATCTGTATTAACTTTCTTAGTAGTGACTGCTGTGGCAGCTTTTGTGGGTGGTTTTATATTCATAGCAGTGGTTATTTTTTTGGAGGACTTAAATGACTAGAGAAGAAATTGAAGCAGTTGTCATAGATGAGCTTGAGTTTTTAATTAAATGGGAGCTTGATCTAGTGGAGGATGTTAGAGACAAAGAGTTGCTTGCTGCTTTGCAGCTTGTGCGTACACAGTTTATGGTGAAGCAATGAGTGCTTGGCTCATAGCAATCATTGGTGTTGTCTATTTGGTAGTGGCTGTAGACCTACTACTGAAAGGAAACATGGGACTGGGCATAGCCTTTGTTGGCTATAGCTTAGGCAATGTTGGTTTATATTTAGCAGCAAAGGGGCAATTATGAAAGAACATTTCTGTCCAGCAGAACATTCCATAATCACCTATCAAGACCAATGCAATTGGTGTGGTGAAAAAGAAAAGGAATGGGTAGGGCTGACAAATGAAGAGATAGATAAAACATTAAGAGTATACGAACAGGATTACGGCTGGATAAGTTTTGCCAAAGCCCTTGAAGCCATACTCAAGGAGAAGAACACATGATTGAAAAAATAAGAACACTCTTTGGAAAGATGCGTGGTGTCTACGGAAGGAAACAAACTATAATGGTAGAGAGTATTGCTTGGCGTTGTCGCAAATGCTCAACAATATTTCTTGTTGAAGAAGAAGCTAATCAGCATTCATGTAAAGGAAAATCAAATGCAATTTCATGAACTTGAATCCCTCATCATGCAGGCATGGAGTACATCAGAAGACCTTGATCTTTTGTTATGGGCAATGATGGACAGACCAACACCTATGACAGAGGATGAACAAGCCAATATGATTATTGGTATCACAGCACTGCACAACAGCAGAATGCAAAGGCTTTTAGATGGCTACACTGCTGTGTTAAAAACTCACGACATAAGTTACAAAGGAGTGGAGTGGGAACTAGATTTATAAAAACACATCAACCTTGTCATACTTGTGGTAGTTCCGATGGACTATCAATCAATGATGACATGTCAACCAAGTGCTTTGTATGTAATACATTCACTCCATCAACCATAGCCTCAGAGGAAACACACACAATGCTTGCAGAAGAAACAGAAGTGAAGGACATATCTTTTCTAAAACAATATAGAGAAGGTGTATCAGTGTCTGTCTCTGACAGACGCATTACCAAAGCAACAATGGACAAGTATGGTGTTGTTAAGTGTGACAACAATTTATATTTTCCTTATCACGATAAGGACAACCAGCTTGTAGCTGCAAAAGTTAGAGGCACAAAAGAAAAATCTTTCTCCACTGCTGGTGCATGGGGTAAGGGTACATTGTTTGGGCAGCATTTGTTTCCCATTGGTGGACGCTACCTTACCATTGTGGAGGGTGAGTTTGATGCACTGGCTGCATACCAAATGACAGGATCTAAATATCCTGTTGTGTCTATACGTAATGGTGCTGGCTCTGCATTGAAAGATTGCAAGCAACATTATGAATACATCAACAGTTTTGAAAACATCATAGTATGTTTTGATGGTGATGAGCATGGAGTTAAAGCAGCTAAGGAAGTGGCTGAGCTTTTCGGCAGCAAGTGCAAAGTGTTCAAGCCTTTGCCTGATTACAAAGACGCATGTGATTGGCTTTCTGAAAGCAAAGAAGCTGCCTTTGTAGACAGATGGTGGAGGGCTGAGCAGTTTGTTCCAGATGGTATTGTCTCAGGCTCTACCTTGTGGGATGAAATGTCTAAGCCTTTGGCTCCAGCAGATTGCTTCTATCCTTGGCAAGGACTCAATGAACTTACCTATGGTATGCGCTTTGGTGAACTAGTGACTATCACTGCTGGTAGTGGGTTGGGTAAGAGTCAAGTGCTTAGAGAAATTGTGTGGCACATTGTGCAGAAGACAGAGGACAACATTGGTCTTATGTTTTTGGAAGAGAGCATTCGTAAGACAGGTTTATCCATCATGTCTCTTGCAGCTAATGTTCCATTGCACTTGCCTGACCATGAGGTTGGTGAAGAAGAACGCAAGAGAGCTTTTGATAATACGTTAGGCACTGGTAGATTGTTTTTGTTTGACCACTTTGGAAGCACATCAACAGATAACATTATCAATCGTGTTCGTTACATGGCTAAAGGGCTTAGCTGCAAGTACATCTTCCTTGATCACGTATCAATCATTGTGTCTGCACAAGAAAGTGGTGATGAGCGCAAAGCCATTGATGAAATCATGACCAAGCTTCGTATGCTTGTACAAGAAACAAACATAGCTCTCGTTATTGTTAGCCACTTGAAGCGTCCCTCTGATAAGGGACATGAAGAAGGTGCTGTCACTTCATTGGCACAGCTCAGAGGCAGTGGCTCCATTGCTCAGCTTAGTGACATGGTGATTGGTCTTGAGCGTAATGGTCAAGCAGAAGAAGAACAGGTACGCAACATGACTAAGGTTCGTGTACTTAAGAACAGGTTCAGTGGAACCACAGGACCCGCTGGTAATTTGCTTTATAACAAACACACTGGTAGGATGTTGGAATATATTGAAGAGGAAGGTGAGGCACTGTGATCTATCTTGACATAGAAACAAACACAAGCCATGACACTATATGGCTTTGTGTAACTATGAAAGATGGTGTGCTTACACGCTGGAGAAATCCCGAAGGGTTGCTTCAACATTTAGGTGATGATGAAGTGTGTGGACACAACATCATTGGCTTTGATGCACCAGTGTTGCAGAAGGTGTGGGGCATAGTGATACAACCAAACAAGCTGGTTGATACACTTGTCATGTCTAGACTATATAAACCTGACATTGAAATGGTTTGTATTGAGGGACAGAAAGCACCATCCCTGCACAGCCTTGAAGCATGGGGCATTCGTTTGGGAGAGCACAAGATTGGTTTCACAGACTTTGATGCTGGTTGGTCTGAAGAGATGGCTCAGTATTGTGAGCAAGATGTGTTGCTGCTTAGAAGACTTCACATACATCTAACTAAAGTGATGGCTGATGAGGGCTTCAGTGCCAAGAGCATTGAGCTTGAGCATGAAGTGGCTCTTGTCTGTAAGAAGATGGAAGAGACAGGCTTCATGCTTGATGAGCGTAAAGCTATGCTGTTACAGGCTGAGCTTAGTGGACGCATGGCTGACATTGAAGGACAGATGCAAGAGATATTTAAACCCATTGTTGAAGAACGCTGGTCTGATAAGACAGGTAAGCAATTGAAAGATAAAGTTACCATCTTTAATTCAGGCAGCAGACAGCAAATAGCTGAGCGTCTACAGAGCTTAGGTGTTGTGTTTACTAAGAAGACAGAGAAGGGCAACATCATTGTGGATGAGACAGTGCTTGAAGGCATTGATCTTCCTGAAGCAAAGCTTGTTGCTGAATATCTTATGCTACAGAAACGTGTAGCACAGATTAGTAGTTGGCTTGAGCTTTTACAACCTGATGGCAGGGTGCATGGCAGAGTGATTACCAATGGTGCAGTGACAGGTAGGTGTACACACAGTAGCCCTAACATGGCACAGGTTCCAGCCGTAGGTAATCCTTATGGTGCTGAGTGCAGAGAGATGTGGACTGTGCCTAAAGGAAAGGTGCAGGTGGGCGTGGACTTGAGTGGTATTGAACTGCGCTGCCTAGCCCACTACATGCGTGATCTAGAGTGGCAAGAAGAACTCTTGAAGGGTGATATCCATTGGAAGAACTGCCAAGCTTTTGGGCTTGTTCCTAAAGGCACAGCAAAGGATGATGGTAATAGTGAGCACAAGAAGTTTCGTAATCAAACAAAGACTATGACATATGCAATGTTGTATGGTGCTGGTGCTGCTAAGATTGGAATCACTGCTGGTGTATCTCCAACAAAGGGTAAGAAACTTATTGAAAACTTTCTTGAGAATACTCCAGCTTTAAAGAAGCTGAAGGACAAGATAAATAAGATAGGTGGTAATGGAAAATTGCCCGGCCTTGATGGTAGAATATTGTGGATAAGATCACAGCATGCTGCCTTAAACACTTTGCTTCAATGCGCTGGTGCAGTGGTGGCTAAGCAATGGCTTATAGAATCTACGAAGGCTTTGAACGAAGCTAACATAGATGCAAAGCTGGTAGCTTTTGTACATGATGAAACACAATGGGAAGTAGATGTATCTCAGGCACAACAGGCTGTAGATATAATAGAAAAAGCTGCAACAAAAGCAGGAGAAGTGTTACAATTTAGATGTCCTGTTGATGCCGAAGGAAAGATTGGCAACAACTGGCGTGATTGCCACTGACGTTACTGGTGGGTTTTGATAAAGGAAATTGAAATGACTGACGAAAGAAAGAAGTTGAAGATTAAGTGCGACATTTATTGGGCGCAATTGAACAAGATTAATGAGATGAGTGGTGCTTATCAAGTTAACTTGTGTAACTTGTCTGATGCAGCAGCAGAAGCATTGGAAGAAATGGGTCTGTCTGTTAACCAAGACAGTGAGAAGAAGGCTGACATGGGTAAGTACATTACCTGTAAGTCTAAGAACAAACCAATGAAAGCATTCGATGTTGATGGTGATGAAATCACTGAAGACATTGGTAATGGCAGCAAGGCTAAGGCTTTGGTTGGTACGTATGCTTGGACATACAAAACTAAAAAAGGTGTTAGCGCCTCCTTGATCAAGCTGGTTGTCACTGACTTGGTTGAATACTCAGGTGCTGGTGGTATCTCTGCGGATGACGAAGACGTTCTGTAATGATAGCCCTAGTTGATGCCGATATCATAGGATATCGCATCGCTTTTGCATGTAAGGAGGAGAGCATAACCACTGCTAAGTTTACTCTTAACAGTTATATTGCTGACATTCTTACATGCGGTGTGGATAACACCTTTGATGGTTGCTATGTAAGCCAGTGGAAACTCTTTCTCACAGGAAAGAATAACTTCAGGAACAACATAGCAACCACTGCTGTTTATAAAGGTAATAGAACAGCACCTAAACCTGAGCATCTCCCTGCCCTACGCCAACACATGGTGAAGGAGTGGGGTGCTGTCGTTGTTGAAGGACAAGAAGCAGATGATGCTATAGCTATTGAAGCAACTCTTCTTAAAGAAGAATGTGTGATAGCTTCTGTAGATAAAGATTTAGATCAGATAGCAGGTTGGCACTACAACTTTGTAAAGAAGAATGGGTATCATGTTACTTACGAAGAAGGCATGCGTTCTTTTTACAAACAAATATTGACAGGTGATGCTGCTGATAATATCATTGGACTACGTGGCATTGGCCCTGCTAAATCAGAAAAACTTTTATCCGAAGCAATCTCTGAAGAAGAAATGTACACAGCTTGTGTGCTTGCCTATGAAGGAGATGAGGCTAGAGTGTTAGAAAACGCTAGGCTGCTTTGGTTGAGAAGGTATGAAGAACAAGAGTGGAAACCTCCTATGAAAGAAGAACATGGACAATAAATCAGACTTAAGACCAAATGATGTAGCTGTTATCTTACGACCCACTTTTGAAAACGATGAGTGGGTAGGTGGATTTGAGGTGCTGGTTAGTGGCTTTGGTCCTATCACCATCACTAAAGAAAACATGGACGACATGATTGGAATGGGTGTTCTTCTTGCGTCCGTCATACCTTTTATGGAAGAGCATGAAGAAATTGCTAAACAAGTTATGGAATACTGTAGTGAATTTTATGGTGATGTTGGTGAGTTTGAATACGACCCCAACCACGATAGCTTTGGGGACAGTCTTATTCTAACTGAGCAGACTAAAACTGTAGGTGGAAAGCATTAATATGAATATCGAAGAAACCTTAGATAGAAGAGCTAGACATTATGGAGAATTTGTGAATATTTCTGCCACTGCCCAAGACTTAAAAGCTGTCCTGAAATACGGGGTTAACTATCATATGTTAGAACCGGATATGGCAGAAGCTTTGGATATGATTGCTCACAAAATGTCACGCCTTGTTAACGGAGATTGTTATCATCGTGATAGTTGGCATGACATCATGGGATATGCTAAGCTAATTGATATGCGTTTGGAGGCTATGGAATGATTAAGATTAATATATCAGTCACTGTTTTTATAGACCCTGAAGACTTACTCTCCATCTACTTAGATGAAGTTTCTTTATCTGAGTTTGTTGAAGAGTGTGTGACTGATGGACTAGAAACATTGTATCCAAAAGAAATTACTTTCAATCACATAGACATTGAAGGACTAACGTGATACAAGATAGTTCAGTTGAGATAAGACCTGTAGCTAATGGCTATGTTGTCTTTTACACAGAGATAAAAAACAATGCAGAGATATGTGCTGAGTTTGTTGCTGTGTCTCTTGATGAAGCGTTGAGCATTGCTCATGATCTCTTCTCTCAGGAAGAGTCTTTTGCTAATATGTCTAACATCCTTGACGAAACTATCCCCAAAGAATAGAAATGGTGGTCAATGGACTGACGCTAGATTTAGAAGCTTCATTACGTCTGCTTTAAGAGCAGCATCACGTAAGTGGCCTCCAAAATATACGGCTCTTAAGTCTGCATTGATTGGCAGGAAGACTAATAAGAAGACAGGATTGATGGCACAGCATTACAAGTGTGCTGTGTGTAAGGAAGAGTTTGTAGCAGCAGATGTACAAGTAGATCATATACATCCAGTAGTTGATCCCTCTGTAGGGTTTATTAGTTGGGATGTATATATTGATAGAATGTTTTGTGAGTTACCTGATTTGCAGGTATTGTGTAAGCCTTGTCATAAATTAAAAACTGATGAGGAAAAAAATCAAAGGAAAAAGAAATGAAGATTGAGCTGACCACGTATCAAGAAAATGAAGACGGAAGTGCAAATTGCCATGTCGATATGGACAAAGAAGCCACACATCATCTAATTAACTATGCTTTAGTAAGCATGTTATCTAAGGCAGCAGAAGAAGGTAAGTTGTATACGCCTAATACTTATGTAGCTGAAGAAGAAGAAGACCTTAACTACTTCTACGATGAAGACGAAGATGTTGAATACTATTATGTAGAAGACGAAGGCATTTGGTATTGCTATGATGAAGATGAAGATGATTGGATTGTTGTAGATGATGGAGAAGAAGAAGACGAAGAAGACGAAGAGGAAGAAGAATACGAAGAAGATGAAGAAGACGAAGAGGAAGAAGAATACGAAGAAGATGAAGAAGACGATAAAATGTGGGTGGCTCTTGATCCTGAGCAACTAGATTTATTTTTTGTTAAAGAGTTGAAAAAATGTTTAACAAACAGCTATCAGAATAATTTATTCTTCCAAGAAGATATTGATGACAACATCCATGTGCGTAATGCATGTAAAACTTTGCTGAAATATTTTATGATTCCTAGCGAAGCAGATGCTTATCTAGATAAAATAGCCACCATCTATGAGTGTTAAACTCGTTTGATATATTTCTTGTGAAACCTGTTGCTTGTACAGGGCAGGTTTCTTAGTGTATAACTGCATCCCCATCTAGGAGCAACTCTGCTCCTTTTATTTTCCCTCAACATTCATTCACTGGAGAAACATGAATACTAATGTAGTAACGCCTTGGTCAACTGTTGGCTATTTAACAATGAAAAGAACATATGCAAGAAGACTTAATGAGACAGATTTAAACAGTAAGACAGAGGAGTTTACAGACGTAGTAGACAGGGTTGTAAGAGCCACTAACGATCAGCTAGGGTGTGGCTTCACCGAAGCAGAACAAGAGCGTTTAAGGGGCTATTTGTTGGGTTTAAAAGGCATTGTTGCAGGACGTTTCCTGTGGCAACTTGGTACTCCCACTGTCTCTAAGCTTGGCTTAGCTAGCTTACAGAACTGTGCATTCACTGTTATTGATAAACCTGTTGAGCCTTTTACATGGGCTATGGATTTATTAATGTTAGGCAGTGGTGTTGGCTATAACATTCAAAGGAAAAATGTTGATAAACTTCCGATCGTTAATTCTGGATTTGTTCGTCCTACTCGCCTTGATACCGCTGACGCTTCTTTTATTGTGCCAGATAGCCGTGAAGGGTGGGTTAAACTTTTGGGCAAAACACTTAAGGCAGCGTTCTTAAGCGACTCAGATACTGGTTGTACATTCACCTACAGCACACAGCTTATTCGTGGTAAGGGAGCACCCATCAGAGGCTTTGGTGGTACAGCTAGTGGTCCTGAAGATTTGTGTAACGGCATCAATAACATTTCTAATGTGTTGGAAAAGCGCAAAGGAAAGCAGCTACGCCCCATTGATTGCTTAGACATTATGAACATCATTGGTTCCATTGTTGTTGCTGGTAATGTACGTAGGTCAGCACAGATTGCTATTGGTGACGCAGACGATGTTGAATATCTGTTAGCTAAACGATGGGACATGGGAAACATCCCATCATGGAGAGCAATGTCAAACAACTCTGTTGTCTGTGATGACATCAGTGACCTGCATGAATTCTTTTGGGATGGCTATGAAGGTAAGGGTGAACCCTATGGACTCATCAACCTGAAGCTGTCACGTAAAGTTGGACGCTTAGGTGAGACAGAATATCCTGATCCTAAAGTGCAGGGCTATAACCCATGTGCTGAGCAAAGCTTGGCTGATAAAGAAACATGTTGCTTAGCAGAAATCTATCTGCCTAACATTGAAAGTGAAGAAGAGTTTAATGATGTGGCTACATTGCTTTATCGGATTAACAAACACAGTCTTGCTCTGCCTTGCCATCTACCGCAAACAGAGGCCATTGTTCATGAGAACATGCGTATGGGTATTGGCATCACTGGTTTGCTTCAATCCACCGAAGAACAAAAAAGCTGGTTAGCTTTGGCTTATAAGAAGCTGCGTAACTATGATGCTTTCTACAGCCAAAAGCATGGCTTCAATAAGTCTGTGAAGCTCACCACTGTTAAGCCATCAGGCACATTGTCTTTGTTGCCCGGTGTTACCAGTGGCTGTCATCCAGCCTATGCTAGATTTATGATTAGACGTATCCGTATTGCTTCTAATCATTCACTGGTGCAGGTGTGCCGTGATCATGGCTACCCTGTAGAGTATCAGCGTAACTTCGATGGCAGTGAAGACCATTCAACTATGGTTGTATCATTCCCATTCCGTCACCCTGATCATGCAGTGTTGGCTAAGGATGTGACAGCCATCCAGCAATTGGAAACTGTTAAGTGGTTACAAGAAGTGTGGAGTGATAACAGTGTGTCCTGTACTGTCTACTATCGTAAGGAAGAACTTCCAGAGATACGTAAGTATCTGAAGAAGCATTACAAGCACAGCCATAAGAGCTTGTCTTTCCTGCTGCACTCAGAGCATGGCTTCCATCAAGCACCGCTGGAAGAGATTAGTGAAGACCAATACAATGCATTGGTTGCAAGCACTAAACTCATCACCACTATTGATGAAGCTAACATTGGACTTGATGACGACTGTGCCTCTGGTGCTTGTCCTGTCCGATGATTGAAGTAACCATCACTCCCACTATGTTAGTGGAAGCAAGAGACAAAGCTGCTGAGATGGGGCAGCTTTACAATAGCATCATCAGGGGGGCTGGCAACATGGCTGGCTTCATTGGTGAAGCTATTGCTCAGCAGGTGTTAGGTGGTAAGCTTGACAACACTTATGACTATGATTTAATTTTAGATAATGGAACTAAGATTGATGTCAAGACAAAGCAGACAGGCTATGTTCCACTAGAAACATATGATTGCAGCATTGCTAATTTAAATATTAAACAAGACTGTGACTACTATGCTTTCTGTAGGGTGAAGAATGACTTCTCTATTGGATGGTATCTTGGTGTGTATGAAAAACATCAATACTTTAAAGATGCTGTGTTCATGAAGAAGGGGGATGTTGACCCCACTAATGGATATGTGGTAAAGTCAGACTGTTGGAACTTAAAAATATCTCAGCTAATGGAGAAGATATGATTGTAATTAAAGCAGAACGCACAGCACCCCTGCGTATTCAGTTTGAACAGGGCTACTTTGCATTCACAAAGGGATGGTTGAATAACCAATACAATCCATACACCACTCAAGGTAAGGAGTGGCAGAGAGGATTTGATAGGGGTTATTTTGATAACTTAAGGAAGCTTAAAGAAGCTGCTTAAGAAGTGAGGGCATTAGTATAATGGATAATACAATGGTCTTCTACACCATGAATATGGGTTCAATTCCTGTATGCCCTACCATAAATTACTTCCTAGACGCTAGTCCCTTTTTATCAGGTGTTGGATAGCGTAGCTCTGTAGGCTCAGGGAATGTATCCATACCCGCATCTATTCTCTTCTTTGCAAAGGCTTGTGCCTTTGAATAGATGGCATCAGTTGCTTCCTTACCTGCCAGCAGATGATCAAGCTCAGCTTTATTTAATGTAGGCACAATGAGTGGATGCTCTACATTCTTTCCTTTGTATGTAAACTCAGAAGATATTTCTGTAGACACACCGCCTTCCTTATTTGGAAGCGCACCAAAATATCCCTTACCTTTAGCACCCTCACCACTATTACGTAAGCCGTATGGTGCTAGTCCCTCTTCTGTGCTGTCTCTTTTCAAGCCTAAGCCACCACCTTTATTAAGCTTAGGTGTAAGGTCTCTAATGGTTTCAATGGCTTTCTTCTGAGTGTCTGCTGAGTTTGTAACTCCCTCTGTTTTGCTTAACGCTTTCTTAAGCTCTAATAACATAGTGGGTTTAGGACTAGAATTAAAAGCTTCAGGGCTAAATTTATCTTTGTAGACATCTAACAAATTATTAATACTTGAGAGAAGCTCAGTCTTATATTTTTCTAAAGCAGAATAATAGTTCTGACCATATCCAGTTTTAGTTGAAGTTACTTCTGATGATTTAGCTATCTCATTAAAGACAGTGCGAATATCCTTGTATGCTTGAGATGCATTAATAGGAGTTTTCTGTTTGTATATTGTTTTACCTTCTTCTGTTTTTTTCTTCTCTACAAAACTACCAAGTTTTTTGTTTGTGTCTGGCACAGAATTAAAGTCATTAAGTCTGACTAATGCTTCGTCTATTTTTGTTTGTCTAGCTTTTATCTTTCCATACTTCTCACTAACACCAGCTACGTCTTGTGTCACTGTAAGTTTATCTGCTTCAACAAAAGCATCTTCTGTTTCTTTAAATGTCTGTGAGCGTGGCAGACTTAATGGTCTAGCCACATCAGGACTACCAGTAATTGCTCTTGCCAAGTAATTCAAATCCTGTTTTTCGTAGGCGTTAAGAGGCATGTTCACTCTTCTGAATTCATATTCAGCATATGGTATCTCAACTTGAGAAACATTCTTAGGTTCTGTACCACCAAACTTCTCAATGAAATAATTTAAGTTAGGATCTTTGGTAAAAGAAATAGCGCCAACATTTAATTCAAAATGAGATTTGCTATTTGTCTGTGGATTGTAGAAACCTCTAGCAATTTTCTCAGGAGTACGCTCTGTTCTGTTTCCGTGATAGAGAATAACAGGAGGTGTGTCCTTATACTTCACACGTAAAGCATCAAGCTTGTCTTGATATTTAGAAGCAAAGGAAGCAAAGTCTTCTAAAGAAGCAGTATCATCTGCCTCTACTTCTCTTCCTTTAGCTGCTCTGTATTCGCCCTGTGCAACAGCAACAACATCTTCATCCAAAGGTTTGCTTCCTTTAGTAAAGGAAAGTTCATCAAGCTTGTCAACTAAAACAGGGAAAGCATTCTGTCTAATTTCTCTGATGTTCTGTAGTATTTCTTTTCTTTTAAACGTATCACCGCTTGCCATAGGAAGACTGTTAAAGTCTGGTGCTCTAGACAAAGCCCTTTTTTGTAAATCATTAATTGGTGTAAACACAAGGTCAGGACTGACAAGGGTTAAGTCTTTTAATGTTGGGGGTGTAGCTGCCTTTTCAGGAGCAATCTCTTGCAGCTTGGTCATCAAGCTTTTAAGATAGCCTACAGTGTCCACCTTTTTAAATTGATCTAATTGATATTGCGATCCCAAACTAGTCTTCATTAAAGAATCAGCTTCTTGCATTTGTTCAGGAGTGTACTTAGCATACTCAGAAAAATTAATCTCAGAGAATGCTGCTTTTCCTCCTGCTTTATTTGCTATCTGTTCAGACTTATTAATAATGTCTGTTACCTGTTCTGCTTGTGCTGCCGGTGCAGGGGAGGGTAAGGTGTCTTGTGCTGGTTGAAGCTTAGGAGCAGGAGTAGGAACAGGTATAGGAGTTCCTTGTTGCTTTAACAAGTCTTCTGTTTGCTTCACAGCAGGAGTAACTTCCACGCCTGCTTTGGTAGCCATATCTGTCACCTTCTTAAGCAGGTCATCAGCAGACTCAGTGATAGATTTCTTAGCCACCTTAGCAGCACCCTTACCAATAAGAGTTTCAGCCATCTGTTTAGCCACACCACCAACAGCAAAGCCCGGTTGCTTCTTAAGAGCAGCAGCAATAGCAAGAGCAGACACATAGTCTTTAGTCTCTGCTAAGTTTTTCTTCATGTTCTGTTGATAGAATTCTGCTGTAGCTCTCTTAACTTCAGGAGCAAGTCTACTATATTTAATTTCAAACAAACGTGCTTGCTCACCACGATTAAAGGCATCAGCCTCTGATTGTTTAGTGGCTATCTCCTTAGCATTTGTTTGCGCCCAAGTAAGAAGATTTTGCATAGCAATTTTCTTAACATCAGGACCAGCTTGTTGATAGAAGTCTGTGCTTTTTAATATATCAAATGTGTCAAGCAACAGAGGAGCCATCACCTTACGAGCACTAGCATCTACAATCCTATCTCCAGTGGAGGTAAAGATTTTATTGTTTGGTATTTTAAGTTTAGTTATTTCTTCTTCTAAGGGCTGTGGTGCTCCCTTAATAGCAATACCAGTAAATATCTTCAAAGGACCTGCATCATTGAATGCAGCTTCTCTTCTTGTAGCTGGTTGATACACAGGAAGTTCTTGTTTAAGAATAGGAGTTTTCTTTTGTAGCTGTGCAAGGGCAGAAGAAACAAACCCTTCTTCACCAGCAGGAATTTGATAAGCATCTCTTGGTAGATTTTCATCTCTATCAATAGCACCAATCAAGTCACTAACCTGTTGAACAGGGATCAATGCTCTACCAAAATATTGACCTGCCCATTCACCAAAGAATGTAGCCACCTTCTGATCAGCACTGCCCTCGCCTGTTTGCATATTAGATACTGACTCAGCAAACTTATCTCCCAACCACGCAGAAGTTCCAGCAGGAGCTTTAAAACCTGTCATGGCTTCTAAGAATTCTTTAGTGCTGAACTCATCTGTTCTAGCTTTTTCAAGCTTGACTAAGTAGTCACCCATTGCAAGGAATGGTGCAGCAGGGAACAAAGCCCTAGCATCCACTGTACTACCATCTGGATTCTTTACATCGTACCACTTGGTGTCTTGATTTTCTTGTCTGTATTTATAAGCAGCATAGATGGCAGCAGTGCCTACAGCACCCTTAGATGTACTCTCTAAGCCCTGCATTAAATATCTTTGACCCTCTTCATTACCTGCTCTTAACATAGAAGAGCCTTTAGCTATATCAGCAGCACCAGAGAAGATACCCATAGGGCTGTGCTTGTATGTCCATGTCATAGCATTAGCCATGAAGCGAGGGAAAGGAATGAGGGTAGAACCGACAGGGCCTAATGCTTCCACAAACTTAACTGCATAGAACATTGGTCCCTGTGTTGGCATCTTGCTAAACGTAGCAGTTAGTGCTTCATCTGTAGCATTCTTTAGCACATCAAAAGGAATATTCTTTCCTTGTGACATGATATCATACATATCAATGCCCACTCTGCTAAGTTGCTTTTCAACAGAGGCAGTGAAGATGGCTTTTCTAAAGAAAGCATCCTGAGCTACGTTCAATGTGTTAGCCATCTGTGCAACTTTAGAAAGATCAGTGGCATCGTTCTCACCAACTGTGCGTAAGATACGACCACGCAGTGTAGGAGAACCAGCAAGAAGTCTTTCAGCTACATCAGAAGATAGATTGCTTTGTCCTAAATAGAAAGCTGTTCTAACGGCATCATCATAAACACCTTTAAGACCACCAGTAAAGCTTCCTGTTAATGGCTTACCACTGCCTAGTTCATAGGCTGTCTTACCCATGCGATAGAGAGAAGATTCAATGACTTCAGATGCTGCACCAAAAGTAACAACAGCAAGTCCTGAATAACCATTGCGTATAGTGGTAGCAACTTGTGACACCATCAAAGCTTTAAGCTCTCTATCCACTCTCAATGTTAAATCATAAAAACCAGTGAAGGCAGATGTCAATGTATTGCGTTTACCATACATCAAATCAACTTCTTTGGCTGCTGCTTTATCAATGTTCTTAAGTTTGTTTTGTAAACGGGCAAGTACAGAATAGGCTTGCAGTGTACGACCAGCATCCCCTGCTGTTGTTCTATTCATACGAGCAAACTCTTCTGGTGTGACTCCAGCATTAGCTAGAGCATCACGAAGAACAACATCATCAATGTTCTCAATGTTCATGAAAACATTCTTAACAGCATCACTAATCTTTTGCTCACCTTTAGGAGCAAGCTCAGGAACCTGTGACCAAATATTACCTGCAATCTGTGCAGCCTTTTTGTTCACATCGTTTCTTATCTGCATCTCAGCAATGGCTGTAGGTTCTCCTTCTTTATTAAGAAGCTTCCTACCTTCAAAGATGTCATAGGCATCTTCTAGCTGTATCTCTGTTGGATCTTTAGCAGTTATCTTTACTTCAGGCGGCGGTGTAGTCACATCCATCTTAGGCTCTATACGGCCTCTAGCAGCCTCTCTACGGCCCTCTAATATGGTGTCTAGCTCTCCCACTTGTGTTTTGCCTTTAGCTAGCCTAGCGGCTGTTAACAAGCCACTTGTTTCTAAGGTTCCAGCCACCGCACCAATGGCTCCAGCAGTACCAACTTCAGCAAGGTTGATGCCTTCAGCAACTTTCTTTTCTTCTACTACTAAGCTTGCTTCAACTTCTTTAATTTGATCAACCACTTCTTGTTGCTGTTCTGGAGGAAGCTGTGCCACCACTTGCTTAGCTTGTTCAACCTTAGCTCTTGTATCTTTGTTAGCAGCGTCTTGTGTTACAAGTTTTCTACGTTGTTCTTGTACATTACCTAAAGCAGCACCAGTGCTTTCCACAGCAGGGACAGTGAGTGCAGCAGTAGCACCAAGTCTGCTAGTTAGTGCTGCTCTAATTCCTTTTGTAGCAGCTTCTTTAACAAAGACATTCTTAGCTACAGTACCAGCACCTAAAGAGATGGCTGTAGTTGGGTCACTAATAATACTTCCTAATGCATCAAGAACAGGAGTAAATCCTTTCTGTCCTTTGTCACTGAAGTAGCTTGCAGTGTTGTCAAAGATGTCATAAGCTTTCTTAGCTTTCAACAAGTCTTCTCTACTGGCGTTGTTTAAATATTGTATCTCTTGTGTACCTGAAATAAGGTTACCAAAAGAAAGCATACGCATGTGGCTAGCCCATCGCTTAACATAATCATCTTTGGTTTCATTAGGAAGCATAACTCCTTCTTTACCAAACCTAGCTGTGGCATAGTCATTGATGGCTTTAAAGTTGTCTTGATTTTCAGATAAGTCTTTAAAAGAAAACTGACTTTCTTTAATCTTCTTTTCTCTTTCTAAATTACTAGCAGCAGCTTGAATGCTGCTTTGTTTAGCAATGTCTATAAGAGAAGGCTTAGCAGTTGTAGGTTCTGGAATAGGGGCTTCTGCTGGCTTTAAAGCGGAAGCTGTTTGTCTGAAAGCCTCAAAGTCATTAACAAAACTATCTTGCTGTGGTGGAGGAACAGGTTGTGGTTTCTCCGACTGGGCTGCTCTGAATTTTTCAAAATCATCAACAAGTGCCATGATGTTCCTTAGTCTACAATCTTATAGCCGTTATTTTTTAAGTCTGTTATTACTTGTGCAGGAGTAAGTTTTTTCTGTGCTGCATATCTATTAACCTCTGCCATAGTAGCTGTCTTAGTTGTAGCAGGCAGTGGCTTAGGGGCAGGGGCAGATGCTGCTGGTGCTACTGCTGCTGGTGCAGGTGTCACTACTGGTGCTGGAGGTGGTGTTCCTCCACCAGACGGAAGTCTAGCAACACCATTCTGATCAAATACAACACCAATAGAAATCAAAGCTACCTTATGAAGCTCAGATATAGGTTTACCATCTTGGTTTGTCATCTGAGCAATAACAGCCCTTCTTCCATTATTTATACCTTGTCTGTAAAGCTTCTCAGAAGCCAAGTCTTTAGGTTGTACAGATGTTGATCCATCAGGATTAGTAATGGTAATGAGTGAGCCGGGAGGCATAGAGTCTTGAACAGCAGAAGCAACACCTTTAGTGGCTGCTGATATGTAATTGGCTGCTGATATTTTCTCTGCGTTAGTTTCTTGTTTATCAAGAAGTTTTTCACGTTGTTTCAATTCAACAGTTAAGAGAGCAACTTGTTTAGTATCGTTAATTTTTGTAGCTTCAATGATTCTATTAGTTATGTCTGTTCTAATATCAGCCTCTGTAACTTTCTTATCAGGGGCTAAAAGTTTTTGTCTGTTATTAAGCTGAGTTTCAAGAGCAGTCCTTTTAGCTGGATCTTTTTCTGCTTGAATCTGTGTAACAAGATTAGATTGTATCTGTTCCTCGGTTAATTTTTCAGTGCGAGTAAGGGCTTCAGCCACAGTAAAAGCAGTAACTTTAGCAGAAGCCTTTTCAAAAGCCACAGGATCGTTATTCTTCTGTGCTTCAACCACATCAAGCTTCGCTTTTTTTAATTCTGCATCATAACTAGGCGTAGCTAAAACACCTAAGTTAAACTTAACTTTACCTTCAGGAGTTTCAGGTCTTCTTCCTATGTCTGCTTTTAACTTGTCTACATCATATCCTAATGGAGAAACAATTCGTTTGAGCTCTTGCTCTTGTGTACCTTCTGTAATTCTTTTAATTAGAGACAGTCCCTTTTTAACTTCAACAGTAGCTTTCTCAGCAGTTTTCTCAGTAACAGATTTATCAAACAAATCGTTAACAAGCTTACCCACTGAAGCGCCAGTGTTCGTAGAAGTAAGCTGTGCAAAGTCGCTAAATTTAATAGTTTGAGGATTCCAATCAGGCTGTGCTGCTCTAGCTCTTAAAGCAGCAACAGCAGAAGGATTTGTAGCAGCCATCACTAAATCGTCATTGGAAATTGCAGGAAACTGAGTGCTAAGAAATTGAACATCATCTATCATTTTATTAGCTTGCTTTTCTCTAGCATCTCTTACTTTAGTGTGATTATTAATAAGCATTTCCGCTTGAGCAGCAGCTAGTTCTCTAGCATTATTTTCTTCTCTTTTAATATTCTCAGTGAGAGTGGTAGCAGCACCAGTTGCAAATGCTTGAAAGAAATTACCAGCCATTACATCACCTCTTTTTGTTTACGTGCCATTAGACCTACTGGCTTTGTTTCCTGTACTTCCTCAACAGTGTTCTCCATTCTCTCTAAAGCTTTTTTCATAGCAAGCTTAGCAATACCAAGAGGAATAATATTTCGCTTCTCTATTTCATCAGGAAAAATAGTGTATTCTATTTTACTAAGGTCTGCAAATGTAACTAACAGCTCAATAAGGACAGGCATAATAAGTATGCCCATGTCCAATGTATGAACACCTTCACTAACATGGTTGAGCATAATTGTTTGTGCCATTACAGATAAAGGCACTTTAGTTTCTAAAGCATCAATGGCGTTAGACATAGCTTCTGGATCAGAGAAAGCATTCATATATCTTTGAATGACATCTCCAATATTAACTAGCTGTGGGGGTTGTTGCCAAGGTCTGCTCTTCTCAGGAGCAGTCCAAGAAATACCCGGAGCTATGGGTTGTAGTACATCAAAAGGGCTTGATTTATTTGGTTGCACTTAGCATTCCTTTTCTAGCTTCTCTAATGCCCTGCACTGTATCAGCTACAATTTTCATATTCATATCTTCTTTTTTAGTCTCTTCTGTTTGCTTCTCTTTAGTAGGAGCAAAGCCCATAGGCTTCTTCTTAGAAGAAGGTTTATTAGAAGCAATGATGCCTTCTATTTTGTTCATGTATGATTGAATGTGTTTCATTATATTTTACCCTTAATCAAAAATCAAGCCAACCAAGCACTGTATCAATCCCTTTATCAAGAAGAGAACTCACTACTTTACTACCTCCGGCAGAGTTTAACAGGCTAGCACTTAAGCTACCTAAAGCTGCATAGTAAGCAGCATCTGCTGCTGCGTCCCCCGCATACTTAGTTGCCTCAGTAGTGAGAGTCACTTTAGCAATGTCATTAGCCCTATCTAAAACATTCTCAGCAGTCTTCCATGTTGTCTCAAGCTGATCTCTATATGTTTGAGAAAGCTGAGCATAAGTAGAAGCAGACAAATCTGTGGCATTCTTAGCATTGACAGCAGCCATAGCATTTGTTTCTCTAGTGTTTGCCATAGAAACATCTGCCAATAGTTTAGCATTTGCTACGCTAATTTGAGTTGATAAATTTGCATTAAACTCTGCTCTTTGATTTTCTTGTTGTGCGTTAAATTTTGAAATTTCTTCAGCAGCAGTCTTATTAAATATAGCCACCTTATTCTTTTCTGCTGCATTAAACTGTGAAGCAGAAAATGCAAGCTGTGCATTCACTTTAGAAGCGTCTAAAGCATTGGTAGCGTTAGTTGCCTTAATTGCATTAGAAGCAGCGGTGTCTGTAAGAATTGAATCAGCAATTGCTTTACCTTTAAACAGAGCTACTTGTTGTTTGTTGTCTAAGTTCTTAACATCTAAAGTTAAGAAAGCCTTAGCATTTTCTACAGCCACTTGTTGTTTATTGCTTAAGTTGGCTGTTTCTAAATTAGCAACCTGTGCTGTCTTAGCTAATATCAGTGCTTGTTTGTTTGACAAGTTCTGTAAGTCCATTGTGCTTGTTATACGAGCATTCTCTAAAGCAATGGTTACATCAGCAGTAAAATTTTTATCAGCAATGTCTGCAACACGGGCAGCATTTAATACTTTAGCTTGGAAGCTTTGATCAAACTCTTGTCCTAAGAATTTAGCTCTTTGTTCTCCTAATATCATTGCTGTTTGTTGTTTATTAGACAGGTTCTGTAAACCCATCTGTTCAAACACCTTGGCATCAGTGGCAGCAATAGGAATAGCAGCTTCTAGTGTAGCTTGTATAATGGCTTGTCCTGCCATGCTGCTAGCACCAAGTCCTCTAGTAGCAAGTTGTGCTGTAACAGAACGCATAGAGGCAGCAGCCCAAGGTGGTGGATTTCCTGCGTCAAAGTTTTTTAACAGTTTATTAAGCTGACCCTGTGTAGTCATGTCTTCTGTCACTGTACCTTGAGCAGCTTGTGTTTTAGCTAAGGCTTCTGCAACTTGTTGCTGATCTACAGCAGATCCACTAACCTGCTCACCAGTTTGTAACACTCTATCTGTTGGTTCTTTTACAGCTGTCGCTGTACCAGTAGCAGCTGCGTCCTTACCCACATCTGTTGTAGTTGGAGTAACAGTGGCAGCAGCAGCCTTTGCGCCTTCAGATACACTGCCTGTTTCTGCCGATACTTTCTCTAAAGCTGTAGTAAGGGCTGTTTGTGCCTTGTCTGCTGTTATCATATCTGCCACCACTTTTTCGGGGGCAGTTGCTGTTTGAGCTACAACATCTGGCTTTTCGCTGGCGGCTTTTAAAGCGGCTGTTTGAGCTGCAGTGGCTTTCATTGCATCAGTGAATGTTGTAGTTGTAGTAGGGGCTATTGCTGCTGTTGATTGTGTTCCAAGCGCAGGATTACCTGCTGTTGATGGACTGCCCCCTGTTGATGATGCTGAACTGCCTTCATTGGCATTAAACATTGCCTTGACTGCGCCGTAGCCCCCATATTTGTCAAGCTCGGCATTAGACACGCCAACGGTTGTAGTCCGATCCATCAAACTTCTAGCGATATCGGGAGTTAGAGTAACATCGCCGCCATTAACATAGTTTCTTTGGCCTCTAGTAGATTTACTACGCTCACCTAAAAGACCAAGGAGTAAACCAATAGCACCAGATACATCTTTAGGTTTGTTTTCTTTTTCCTTTTCTTTTGATGTGTCTAAAATGTCCTTAGCCGTCTTAGCTGCATCAAGCAAAGTTGGCCCACCAGCGCCAGAGGCAATGCCTGTAGTTATTCCAGCGAGTTCTGTGCCAAGCCCTGCACCAATAGTATTAGCCCCTGCTGATCCAGCAGTTATGCCAGCACCTCCACCTGTAGTGGCAGCAAGAGTGCCAACTGTATCAAGGCTAGAACCAATACCAGCCTTTATTCCAGCATCACCAACTGTTGTACCAATAGTAGAGGCAAGATCAAGACCAGTACCAGTAGCAGCCTTAATTCCAAGACCCGGAGCACTCGCCGCCGCTTGCGCCGCCGCAGCAGCTTCAGCAGCAGCCACAGCTTCTGCCGCTGTAGTAGTTGCCGCCCCTGCTGCACCAGTTCCAAATCCAGTTAATGGACTACCACTTGCTACTATACCAACGCCAGTAGGTATTGCAGAAAATGCTGTCCCTGCATAACCAGTAAGATTGGCTTGGGCTAACGCATTTGAAGCAGCAATGTCAGCAGCAGTAGCACCTCCAGCACTTAACAAACCACTACCAGCAAAAGCATTAGCAGTCAATCCAGCCAAAATCATTGGGCCAAAATCAGATATAAGCCCACTTACAAAGCTACCAAAGCTACCATCATCCTGATCATTTAAATCAAAGATTCCATAATCAAAAATTCCACCAGTCTTATTAAATTTTGGTGAAGAAGCTATATTTGGTTGGTTTGGGTCAGGAATTAAAACATCGCCGCCAGCAATTTCTATATACTTAAAATTACCTTTTGCGTCATATTTGGCTTGAAGTGGCTTACCTTGAAATGTGTGTTCAGTTGGTACTGAGTAGCCTTCAATTTGCCTACCACTACCCATACCTAATGCTGGTGAACGATCTGCATATTGTAAATAGTTATCACTAACTTTCTCGTATGCTGGTCTTACGCCACCCCAACCACCAGTACGTTCCTCTGGAACTGTAGTTTGATTTAATTTATCAGGAACATATTGAAATTCCTCAAGAGCAAACGCTTGCGCCAGCACAGGCAATGGCTGCATCTCAACCTGTGGCATAAACATAAATTGATTCTGACCATAAAACTCACGCAAGCCAGTTTCAGGATTTATAGTTCCAGCACCACCCCTTGCCTTTAACAATGCAGCTTCTTCAGGAGTAATATGGGCAAGCATGGTGTCACCATTCCTACCCTTTGCTGCTAGATTTTTATATCCAACCACACCACCCTTAGCCATGTTCTCAGCAAACTTAGAAGTGATGGAAGCATACCGCTGTGCATCTGATGGTCTAGACATTAAGAACTCATCAAACATTTGCATAGGACCGTCATAGCCCATCTTTCTAGCTACAACTTCTTTTTGTGTTGCTGTGAAATTTTCTTTCATTTTTTTACTATCCTATACAAATATTCTAAAAAATGCTGATTATCTTTTAACACTGATATCAATCCTGTAGTTAAACAATACACTTGTCTTTCGCTCATATTAAGCTGCATAGCATTATCTATTGCATGTACAGTTTCATGTAACACTGTATCCACTTCTAGTGGTAGGGGTTGACCATTCTTTATTTTTATCTTTAAATTGTCCCAATCACACTCACCAACAGCATCTTTTAATTCATCTAAATAAACAATCTCATATTCCCTACCAATTATATTTAGGTGGTTTGGAGACATTATATCACCGCTTACGCAACAAGTCCATTTAAATACACCGTCTTACCATTTTGTTTGGTTGCTGTCAACTCTTGTTTCTTAAGGTTGTTAGGATCATAGGAAACATGGACCCACCCGCTGTCACCAATACCGGGCGTGTAGAATTCAAGGATGAGCTGTGTATATTCTAAATTGTCCATAATCCATTGAGCCAACTCAGCATTAGGTACACCGGGTATTTCTATATCGGCTGCTTGGCCCTTGCAATGGTCTGAGGTCTTCGATCCTCCGACTGCTGCATTACTTTCAGGACTGCGAAATGCACTATTACACTTTACACCTTTTTGATAATGATCTCTAATAGGTTGTAATACTTTCTCACACAGAAGTTTAAGACTAGCGATGGCTGCTTCATCAGGTGTGTTGTCCAAGTTTAGTCTTAATGCAGTTTCTGACTTGGTAAGCTCATGTAAAGAAAAGTTGGCTGTTAAATTCATTTCATATTCCTTAAAGTGTTATAAGTTTCAATACAAGCATTAAGCTTTCTTATGGCTGTGTCGCCTTCGGCTGTGATGTTGATAAGAGATTCAGCAACCGATCTGTCAAGTTCGGTTCGTGTTTCTCCGCTGTTATCTCCATCGGTAGTGGGGGCAACTGAGGAGGAACATACGGGGCTTTGGGTGGGGATTGACAGGCGCAGATTACCAGTGGCAACATTAGCCCTAAGAGTAGTGATTTTCTTTTCAGCATCTTTATTAGACTTTCTTAATGTATCTGCATATGTTGTGGCTACAACCGTCATTTGTTTCTCTGTCTCTCTAGCCTTCTCATTCAAAGTGGCAATCTCAGCTTGTTGCTTTAAATCAGAGTCATAACCACCCTTCCAATAACCCCCTCCAAAACTGCTTAGAACAGCCAGCAAAACGGTTAAAAGTATGTAGGGATTAAGGATGCTCATGGAGCAGGTGGCTCATCGTTATCAATGGCTTCAGCTTTTGCGCTTGCATGGGCAATTGCTTTGACTCCAGACCTACCAGCTACACCACCAAGTACCCCAGTGATGAAAACCATTATTGTTGAGATCTGCTGTGTATACACCTTGTCAATTGCAGCCATGCTTCCATTCATTGGTTGCGTAACAAAGCTCACTGAGTACAGAAACATACCCATAGAAGCTAGCAAAATGGTGACCAGCACCACGATAACAAATGCCCAAACTCTGACCTCAATTTCATCAGCAGTCAAACGGCTATTAGGTTTATATCTTATTGTTGGCATCACTTCTTCTCTTCTGGTTTAACAAGCATCTCAGGACAAGTTCCTGCTGCTGTACAAATTGGGGGCTTACATTCTTCACTGTTCCAATTCTTTGGATCTTGGCAAGGATAGCGGTATCTATCTTCACAGCCTGTTAATAAAACAAGCATGATAGATAGAAACCAAATTTCATAAATATTCACGTTTACTCCGTCTATCAAATATTGGATTGTCCGAAAAGGTTTTAGGAACTTTGTCCTCTTCTTTCCTTTCAATCTTTCTTCTAAGTCTTTCTATCTGCTCAGTTTGTTGCTTCACTTCTTGTTTTTGTGAAAGAACATCAAGATACATCCAAGCTAATAAAGGCAGCATAAGAGCTACTAAGATAACAGCAGTAATCCAGCCCAATACTCCCATCACATCACTTCCTTGTATCGGTGGAACGACAGAAGAAGAATCCAGAGGTATCCGATAAGCACCAGAGTCATAAGGCTGTAGACTAACTTTCTTTGTCTGTCCTGTTCTGTTACTTGACGTTGCCATCTTTTAATTCTTTCACGCTTTTCCTGCACTAGCCTAGCTGCTTCTTGTTCTGCTCCTATAATATCTCTCATCTCAAACACTTTGCTGTATAAAGCTCCCATCTCTGGAGGGCTTTGATACACCATAGTTTCTCTAATTGTCTTTTCTAATGCTGCCATCTGATCCAGCGCCATCACCCTCTTTAGGGCAGCTTCCATTAAGTTAGCTTCTGGATCGTAAACAGTTTGACTCTTCTCTTCTTCTTCTCTTATGTGTGCAGCTAGCTGCTCTTGAAGTTTAAAAAACTCAGTGAGTTGGGAGACTACGTCCACCATCACCTGAGTTTCATCTACTGCTACAAATTGTTCTCTCTTCTTTATGTTTGTAATTACAGCAACAGGTGTTGGTTTAGACCCAAACAGTTTGCTCCAAAATCCTCTTACTTCTTTTCCTATTCCTACAACTTCATCTACTGTTCTCTTAACTTCCATGAAGGAAGTTTTGGCTTGCTTATAAAGCTCGCAGCCTTCTTTAATTGCAGCTACACAAGCATTGGCAGCGAAGAGTATGGAGATAGGATCAATTTCACATTCCCACTATTTTTTTAAAGAACTCAGCAGCAGCACCCGGTCCTATTAATACAGCCACCATCACTGCATAAAGAAGATATTCAATCTTAGACATACGTAAAGAGCCATCAGCCAGAGACTTACATATCTGTCCGTATCTCTCAGCACACACTGCTTCATGCACAGCTAGTTTTTTATCTGTTTCATCTTCAAGCATTAGTTACTCCGTTTATGGTGCAACAGGCCACTCAATAGTCCAAGGGAAACCAGCTTGCGTTGGCACGTTACGCAAGGCAGTACGGTATGTTGCCCATGCTGCCTTATCAACAGTGCTGTCGGCAAGTTGTGTCCAGTCACAGTCTTTGAGCTTTTCTGTACGTGAGTTGCGTACTGCTGTAGCCTTCTCTGCGTCTTTGGCAGCTTTGTAAGCGGCTTCTTGTTCAGCGGCAGTTTGGGCAGCTTCTGTCTCAGTAGCAGCACGATCTGTAAAGATTGGGCCAAGCACATGTTTGGTGTACCACTTGCCATCAATCTGCTCAACACCAGCAGCTTGAGAGTATTGATAGACAGTGCCGCCTGTGGCTTGTGGGCCTTCAAAGACTACATCAGCGCCCAAAGCCGTTAAGACTTCAGTTGTTGTTGTGTCCCATGATGGGCCACCATTGGCTTTGATGTGTGTACGAAACTCTGCCTCGTACATTACTTGACCGTCATTAGTTCTGATTTGCATGATTTTTCCTTATGCTATTGCCAAAAAGATGTAAGTGCCGCCACTAGCATTGATGGCTGCTGGCGCTGTGCTGCTGATTTCAAACCCTGCACTGTAGGTGTCAATGTAGTCTGTAGATGTCACTTCAGCGGCAATGCTGTTGAGCAGTAGGTAGGGGTCATTACCAGCAATAATTCCTCTAGCTGTGTCCCACACATACCAAGCGGCATTAACATCTATTCGTTTAATAAGAACAAACCTTGCTCCAGAAGTAAATCCGCAATCAACCGAAAGTGTTGTGGCTGTACCTGTGTAGCCTCCGACTTTGGAAACACCAGCGCAGGTTGTAAATAAATAAGCAACGTATGTGTCACCAGTTCTATTTACAGAAATACTATTTGAAAGAGAAAAATTAGAAGATGTTGGGCTTGTATTATTCCAAGGATTAAGGTAAGTCTGAAAACTCTCTGCGGCTTCTAGTGGTGAAAATTTTGTGTTGCCTGCTGGTTCTGCATACACAATCCAAGCAGGATTAATTGCGGCTGACCTACTTTTTACAATCATCAATTGTGGAGTAGCCCCTAAGTTGTGCGTAACTGTTCTTCCTGATGTTGAGTTTCCGTCATAGCAAACCTCATCAAAAAACGATGGGGCTCGTCTGAACATATAAAGAATGTCAGTTCTTCCCGAAGAGTTATTAAACCCACCGCCACTGGTGATAGTTAATCCTGTGCTGTTATCAAAGAGTAACGGCGTAACACCAAAGGTTTGTTCAGCGCTATTATCAAAAGAAGTCAAGAAAGCGCCGTTTGTTGAGTTTGAACCTCTCAGTCTATCCGACCAGTAAAAACCAGTCGTCGTACTTCTACTAGCCTCCATTTGTAAATCAACAGGCCAACCTGTTGTCAATGTCTGTGTGGACAAAATCTCCGTATAAGCTTCCAAGTCAAACACACTCGTACCCAACGTAGGCACTTTCATCGGGCCACGGCGTATGGCTATGTAGATGTATGTTTGAGAAGCTCCGGGGAAATTATTACCCACATAAAATCCTGTTGCTGTTGGAAATATGCCCTGCCCTGCACTTGTTGATGAACTTTCTGACGATGAAACAGTCGGTGATATGTAGTTATAAGAAGTGCGAGAAGAACCTCTCATAGTGTCAACAATTTGCCAATTTCCAACGCCATCAGACCGCTTAAACATTACCCATTGAGATTCATATCCCAAGGTAATATCACCAGCCGCACCAGTTCCATCAGTAGTAAACGACCCACAACTAATCACATTGTCCGTACCCGTCAGGCCAAAGCCTCCTGCGTCATGGGCGAATAGGTAGGCAATGTAAGTTTCGCCGCTTTGGTTGACTAATGATGTGGCTGGATTTGCAAGGGTTACAGTTGTTGCGGAGGTTGCTGTAACAGGCGACAAAAATGTGCTACCAGCGCTACCTGTCGAATTAAGGGCCAAACCATTTACAAATTGATTGGTAACACCTCTGTGATAGGTATACCAAGCTCCATCAAATGCACCACTCAAGGAGGTGGATTTAATAATTACACACCCCGGCGCTGATCCAAGGTTGTGAGAAAGCAATCTCCCATTAACACCATTCCCAGTGAAACTTACAATATCAAAAAACTTAGGCTGCTCTCGGAATGTCCATGAGACAAATTTTTTATTCAAGCCGTTGTATTCAATATCATTTGCAACAATCGTACCCAGAGTAAATCCATTTGAATTAAATGCTGATAATCCGTATGTCACTGAGGTTTGGGGGTCAGTTAGATTTGAAACTAGTGCATTTGGAGCACCTCTAACCGTATCAACTAATTGATTGGAATACCCAGCCGTATCTCTATTTTTAATCCAAACCAATCCACCCTTGCTATTAGCTGTATCAACAAATGGGCCATAGCTTGTGTCAGCAATAGCATTTACAACTGTAATAGTAAAAGCGTTAGCAGAATTATCTATTAAAGGAGTAGCGGCTTGTCCAGTAAGTAATGATGTGCCAGAAACTGCTGTAAGTGGCGCTGTAGGCACAGTCAGTGTTGATTGTGTTGGGTCGTAAACCGCTGATCCTTTTACGAGTCTTGCATTTGAGATATATCCATTAAAATAATAAGCGTCTTGTTCTACAAAAAATTTCCCAAGCTGCATTGCTGTTGTTGTGCCATTAGCTGTATTACTTGCGTTATAAACCCTTCTTATGCCATTAACAAATAAAGCCGTATTGTTTGAGCTATTTCTTACACCAACAACATGAATCCATTGATTCAATGGAGCTGCGGCTGTGTCTTCTAAGCGAAGTGTGTTGCCCATAATAGTAAAAACTAATTTACCATTGTCAATTACAAGACCCAACCCGCTATAATCACCAGTTCCAGTGCGACCCGACATTATTCCTTGATAACCTGCCGGAGTACCTTCTGCTGTAATGTAAATAAATGCCTCAATTGTTACTGGCCCAGTACCAACACTGAAAGCCGCATTATCTGCAAGACTTAAATAATCTCCTGCGCCATCAAAATAAACACTCCCACCGTAATTTGCAACTAGTGCAATTCCATTGTTGATGCTTCGTGTTGCGCCTGTACCTGTATACAAATACGTTGAGAACACATCCTCAATGTAAGTTGGCGGCCCAGCAGGAGCACCACCACCAAACCCGTCATAACTTGCTGCACCGGAAGTTGCTTGTAATGGCATGGTTTAAGCCTTAAATTGTGTGTTGCTTGCCAAGACAGTAAAGGTTGCACTGCCTGTCTTGATGATTAGGTAGCGATAACTGTCGATGCCGCTTGCATTACCAGCAGTAGGCGCACCACCCAACCAGCGTGTAGTCACACCTGACGTAGTGCCATCAATTTGCACAGCAGAGTTGTAGTAAGCAGTAGAGCCTTGCGTCACCAAGAAAGCCACAGTCATTGATTGACCTGTACTCATCAAAGTATCTAATGATGTACCGCTGGAGGCTCTGAAGTTAACTGTCCAGTTAGCAGAGGCGTTGCTTGTGTAATACAGAACAGACTGAGTAGTGATGTCGTAAGCAATCGTGCCTGTAGCCGCTGTAGCTGAGACTGTTGCTACCTCTGCCACATCATTCAGAACAATCGCTTGGGCAGATGATGTCCCGCTAAACGTCTGTGTGCCTGTAAAGGTGTTAGCTACGTTGACAACAGCAATATTAGCCGCCGCCAAAGTTGTTTGACCTGTACCACCATTAGCAATAGGCAGAGTTCCTGTCACACCAGTAGACAGTGGCAAGCCAGTTGCGTTTGTCAGTGTTGCGCTTGTTGGAGTACCCAATATAGGTGTAACCAGTGTTGGGCTAGTAGCAAACACCAAAGACCCAGTGCCTGTTTCATCTGTAACAGCACTAAGTAAATTTGAAGAAGAAGGAGTAGCTAAAAATGTAGCAACGCCTGTTCCTAAACCACTGACACCAGTAGATATAGGAAGACCAGTTGCATTAGTTAAAGTGACTGATGATGGTGTGCCTAAAGCTGGAGTAACAAGTGTTGGACTAGTAGCAAACACTAGTGAACCACTACCTGTTTCATCTGTTACAGCAGCAGCTAAGTTAGCTGAAGAAGGTGTGGCTAAGAGGGTGGCTACACCTGTTCCCAATCCACTGATGCCTGTTGAAACAGGAAGTCCTGTAGCGTTGGTAAGAGTGGCTGAAGAGGGGGTTCCTAAAGCAGGTGTAACTAGTGTTGGACTAGTTGACATCACTACATTGCCAGTACCTGTAATGGCGTTGCTTACCAGATTTTTAGAAGCATCAGTAAATATAGCCTGAGAAGCTGTAAATGAAGCAGCGTTAACTGTACCAGTTAAATAAACATCTTTAAATTTAAGAGCAGAAGAACCAACATCAACAACATTGGTTGTCTTTGGAGTGATGCTGCTGCCAGACACAACCACATCTTGTGTTGGCCCCACTTTAGTAATAGGAGCGCCCTCAGCAGCAGTGCCGTCATGTTTATGACCAGTGGACGCACTAAATCCTGCTACAACAGCATCGAATTCTAGATCAAAATCAGCGGCATTAATAACATTACCATCAGCAATATTATTAGATGTATCAGTACGAACATAACCAGTCATAATATTTCCTTATCTTCTATCATGCGTAGAGTATTCTAATGTAGCAGCATCCAACGAAAAAGCAGAATTCGTGCTGTTTGAAACAAATTGAAGAGACACAGAAAAAGCAGAGCCTATCACTTGCGTTTCAAACAATCTTTTAAGCTTCTCTCCATACACAGTTGTACCATATTTTGCTGTACTTTTACCATAAAAAACAGCATTTCCTGTATTATTAGAAAGAGTAATTGTCTCTGGTTGAATACTACCTTTATCATCAAAATCCAATTTTAAATTAACTGAGATTGTAATGCTTCCCAAAAGATCAGTATACAAGAAAAGTTTATAAAAAGTCTTTCTAACTCTGGGGTCATTAATTGGAACATATGGAGTGGCAAAACTAGCTATAATATTAGCCCCGTCAAAACTACTTCCACTTTCCATTCGGTAAACATATCCGTCTGCATGAGCAAAAACAATTGTTTCAATTTGATTTTTATAATCACTATCTGCTACGTAAGATTTTATACCAGTTGTTTCTGCCCATGCAATATTAGCCGTATTATCAGCAGTCATTTGTGTGCCTAAAATACCTTTAGCACTAGCTGGTGTGATTGAACTGTTATATCCAAATATTCTATATTGAGATTTTTGTCTTATAACAACACTAGAGAAAGAAGAACTAGACGAAATTAAATCAGTTGCTTCTTGTTGTATCACTTTAGAAACAACTCCTAAGTTAAAGTCACCAGTTCTATCTGTTGCTCCCAATAGTCTTAAACCTTCTGGGCCTAAGAACAGAATATCGCCACCTATTTCTTGTATAGTATCGCTAGCTACACACCCAACATTTCTTGTAATAGATTGTAAAACAAAATCAGCCGAAGTGTTTCCAGTAATTTGACTTATACTTTTTTCTGTAAAAATAATAAGTGCTTCACGGAATACAATAATGCCTGTGATTGCTCCACCAATAGAAATGATTCCTGAGCCGTTGGCGGCATTAAAATCTGTATCGGTGTAAGGAGAAGAAAAAATAATCTTATCTCCTTTTGCAAACACTAAATGATTTTTATGAAAAGCAGCAAAGGAAACGCCTAATAAATCTGTTGTAGCATCTAATACTGTGTATGTACTACCATCATAAATGAAAGGATAGTTTACTCCGTCAACACCAACTATTTTACTAGTGGTGCTTATTCTATACTTAGAAGTGCGTAGTTTTTCACTACCACTATAATTAGAAGTTAACCAAGTTAAAGCAGCATTGTCAGCGGGGCTACTAGCTAAAGCAGGGCTAATAGAAAGAGTGGCTCCACCTGCTGTAACAGTTGCTGTAGTAAGCACTGTGTATACCTTCTCCACACCGCTGATAGTGAATGTATCGCCTACTTTTGGATTATCTAGTAAACCGTCTATAACAAGGCTACTTCCAGTTTGACTAGCACCATTAACTAATACTGTTCCATAAAAAGGAACATTTATTTTTGTCCAGCCACTACCAGTTGATTTGTATAAAGAATTATTTCTTAGAGCTATTACATTACTTTCCCATGCAGCAACTCCATTAATTAAACCCGTTTTAGATCCAAAAGTAACGGCTGCTAAGTCAGCAGGACTACTAGCTAATGATGTGCTTAAAGTGAGAGTTGCTCTTTTATTAGTATCATCATAAGAAACATTGGTGATAGAATACGTTCCTGCAACCCCTGCTACAGTAAATGTATCATTCGCTACCGGAGTTATAAAAATATTTCCAATAATAAGTGTTGTTCCTGTTTGACCACTACCATGTACTTTAGGTAATCCGTATGGGGGAACTTGTGCAGTGTCATATTTAGTAAAGCCTTCTATTCTTTTATATCCACCATCAACAGAAGGTTCAAAGTTTTTTAATAGACGAGCACTGCCGGGAGCATTAATCCCATGCTGTAAAGGAGATAGATTAGAAATTAATCCACCTTTAAACTCAAAAGCATATGTTTGCCAAGCGTCAGCCATTACTTAACCCTATCACCAAAAGCTGTAGCTTTAGATGGAATAAGCATTCCTGATCTCATGTATGTATATCTGTTAACTAACATAATACGCATGCGTTTGACACCTTCTTCAAACTTAGCTTTAGCCATACTAGATGATTGTTCATTACTTCTAAACAAATAAGCATAGTGCATTGCACCATCAATAATTACATGTCTAAATCTTTCAGGAATAGAAGGAACATCTGAATATGAAGATAAGTCTACAGGTATCCTATAATATTCATAATATAAAGTATATGCCTCTTTAGGTGCAGGAACCAGACCAAACTCTAAGCTTGGAGCGTGAAAGACAAAGGAAGGAACATCTCTCTTGCTTGTGTCTGCTGTATATTCTTGATCAATGTATTTAGACAAATAGTCTTCGTATGCAAGAATAGTTAGCTTTTGTGTTTTATTATTAAATGTTGTACTTTCTTCAATACGAAAAGTATCAAAGTCTATGGTGTTAGCATCAGTAGGAAAAGCATAACGTATAATTCCTGCTGTCAATGTCTCTTCTGCTAACGCATGATTGAAAGGCCACTCATGGTGGATATGATTGATGTCTCTAATGGCAGCATTCACTGCATCTTTATTATGTGCATAGAAGCCAACAGCAGAGGAAAAATTACTAGAAGTAAGCTCAACTTCATTGAGTCTTCTATTCACTTCATTAACTAGATCAAGAAAATTATATGCCATTATTGTTCCTTGATTCTCAATCTAATAACACGCTCAGCTGTACTCCCGCTACTGTCGGACATATTACAATAGATTTTATATTCAATGTTATTTGTGCCTGAGCCTAAATTAATTGTAGCCACTCCATCACTAACAGTCTGTGCAATATTTTGCAAACCATTAACAGTGTTACCTGCTGTCAACGCTGTCTTAGTTCCAGAACTATTATCCACATACCAAATTACAGATGAAATGGTAGCCCCATTAAGCCATCTAGACCAGTCAACACTGTAGTCTAGAGTTTCATCTGGGTCTTTATTGGGCCATTTAAATGACATATTATTCCTTAAGCCACTGATACACTTCTACATCACCATCACTGTACGTTCTTTAGCAGTGGATTTAGCTTGCACATACACTGCTCTATTTCTATCGTATAAGGCTGAAACAGCATTATAATTGAAAACAACAGTGGTAATTGTAACACTACCAACACTGCCTGTTGCAGAAACACCATTAAAGGTAGGCCGTGCATTCTCAGATATAGAAACACTACCGACACTTCCTGTAGCAACAACACCAGTTGGTGCAGAAACACTTTTTGCTATTGTGTTTACAATCCCTAAAGTTGCTGTCGCTCCAAAACCAGAAACACTGGTATTAGCTTTAGCTGCAACAACAACACTACCTACACTACCCGTTGCTTGTAAACCAGTAGCAGGTATTATATTAACACTTTTTGCTTCGACTGTACCAATAAAGCCTGTTCCAAAAACACCACTAGGTATTATCGTAGCTTTACCAACAACTGAAACAGTTCCTATATTTCCTGTTCCAACTACTCCAGTAACTGAGGTGGTTGCTTTAGCAACAATAGAAACATTGCCTCTTACTGCTGTAGCAGATACGCCATCTGGAGTGTAAGCAATACCGTTTTGACCATAGCTATTTACACCATAGATACCTATGCTGTATACAGCACCAGAGCGTACAGTTGTAGCCATACAGCTACTCCTTAAGCAATTCTAATAATTGCGTTGCTTGCGTCTGCTGCGGGGAATTGAACGACAAAATCGCCACTGGTAGAAGTCTTATCTCCACCAAAAGAAATGACAGCTACAGCATTGGTAGTAGCCGATCCACCATCAGTGGTGGTGTTATAGATAAGAGCGCCAGCAGCAGTGATAGTAGCATTAGCAAAAGTTGCGTCAGCAAAGTCTACAAAGGCTGTAGTGCCGCTAGATGTTGGATCAATGTTTGTAAGGGTTGCTCCACCAGCAGTGTATCCTGTACCTACCACTTCGTTAGTAGTTGTGTAAGCCGTGGTTGCAGCGTCAAGACTTGCCGAAGAAGTGTATAAAGCAATTTTAAAAGTGTGACCAGAAGTAACATTAAAATCATGTTTTCTTTCTAGAAGTTCTTTTTTAAAACTTGTGCAAAGAGCAGATGTAATAGCCATTATGAAGTCTTTCGTTATAAACAAAAAAAGGGGCAACCTTTTTTGAAAGCTGCCCCTTGGTTTAGTTAGCTATTAAGCCAACTGTTCACGATCTACAGAAGCAGGGCCAACCCTGTCTTGTGCGTCAACAATCACAGCGAACACACGGATAGAACCGGCGCTCAGTGTGGTGGTTTCAGTGACAAGCAACAAGTCCAAAGTGTCAGCAGCTTTAGTTACGATGGGGTATCCGGCAGTGGCTGGTGTTGCATAATCACCCACAGACAGAGAACCAGTCACGCCAAAAGCAGACACATAAGCAGCGGCTGTTACACCAGTAACGCCCAAGCTCACAGTGCAGCTACCAGTAACAGCAGAAGTAATTTCAAAGCCAGCAGCCAACACAATAGATTGTGCGGGAATTTGCAGAGCTTCAATTACGTCAGCAGCAGCAAGAGCAGAACCCTTTGCTGTTACAGCAGCAGCCAAACTGATGGTGTTTTCCACCACATAAGGCACATTACGAATGCTACGAACAGGTTGTGTAGCTGCGCCAACGGCGTTAGAAAGAGTGGTAATAGTTGCCATTTATGTTCTCCTTAAGCGGCGTTGTATTTAGCAGTGACAATACCTTCGGGACGCAAAATCTTACGACCATAAAGGTGCATACCACGCACGATGTCAGCAAAGCTATCGGGATCACGATAGGTTTCTGTTTTGGTGATTTGCTGTGCAGTTGCAACAGCAGAATCATGACCAGCAA